TCAGTCATAAGTTTTTCCACTCTCTTCATAATAAGCATCATTTTGTTCTGTAAGCTCGGCAATTTGGGCTTTCAACGCCTCTATTTCAGCTTGTTGCTGGCGTACCAAGGACTCAAGTTGGTCAATGTAGTGCTTTCTATTTCCGTAATAAACAGAGTCCATGTTAAACAAATCAACTTCTCGTAAATCCTCAAGCAATTTATCAGCTAGTTCATTTGCGTTCATTCACAGTTCTTTCTTAATCGTTTAGTTTTATCTTCGTTATCACTAAAGTATTTACAATCCTTACCTTGTCTTGGGCTATCCACAAAGTAAGACTGATACTCTGGTGTAGCTCTAGCAGTAAACCGATAGCACCTTTCACGCTTCTTACAAGTCTCATCACGACACATTGTTATATCAGCCATTATCTTGTGCCTTTCTTATTTGATACCAAACATCTTCATTTTCATCCCATATTTGTTTAAAAATATTGCCATCTTTTAATTGAACATCGGTGTAATTACCATTTCTTTTAGCCCAAAGAATATAAGAAGAATCCACAATTTCATGTTTATCAAGTTGAATTAACATTTCTCTTGTGCCTTTCTTAGTATTGCTCTAGCAAATTGAAGCAAAAAATCCTCAAAACAGTCTGAGTATTTCCAAGTCCATTCTTTCAATATTTCTTCATCGGTCAATGGTGTTAGTGTCTTTGCTGGATGAGTGTAGAGTGGAATTTTGCTAGTTGTACCTCTTGGTTCTGCTCTAGTCAAATATTCTTTATCACCATCTTCACTGCAAGTCCAAATCCACGCTACTGGTTCATTATTCATCATTAGCTCCATACATAGATTTTGGTAACGGGCGGTCATCCTTATTAGTTACATTTGGTTGATCTAATGGGTGTGGGAATTGGTCGCAGTATCCTTCAGGGATAGCACGGTCTTTACGCAACAATGTTAATTCAAATACAGTTGGCATTAAAAACCCATCTACATCTATGAATGGGCAGTTGTTGTTCGGATGATTGTGTACCACACGGAAGTCAGCCAATAGTTTAGAAAAGAAATCTTGAACAGTTTCCCAAGCAATAGGGTTGTTAAACCATGCTTGAACATCATGAATCTCAATAACAATGATCCTAAAGCGCCGTAGTATGTCTATCGGTGTAGCAATAATTGTCTGATACTCAGCACCTTCAATATCCATCTGCAAGAGCAAGTCTCCTGTAAGTGGCGCTTCTTTTTTAACCCAAAACTCTAAAGTCATGAAGTCATCACTGTTGGTAGCCCCCAAATACTTTTTGGTAAAAGATAGAACCTTTAAGTTATCAGGCGCACCATTTACTGAAGCATCTGCAAGATGGGAATAAATCCCCCGACTAAGTAAGTCTTTCTCAAAACTTGCCGTTACATCTACTCCTGGCGAAAAGCATTGAGAAACACCTGACAAGTCGTTTGGGATTAAATACCCACCATCGTTATTACCACCAATTCTAACTAAGTCATACTTAGTCTTAACAGGATATAGCCCTCTGATTAACTGCTCAAATTGGTTGCTCACTTTATGTCTTTTTCCTTTAGTTTTTTAATCCGCTCTGCCTTGCGTAAGTCGTGACTATGTAGTTTTTTCCCAACAGATTTAGGCACTTCGCCAGCCGTTTCTGCTACCTTTGCGGCTTTCTTGCGGTTAACTACTTCGCCATCAGATAGTTCAAACTCATGTTTTGAACCCTTAGCTTTTTTGCCTTCTTTGACAATCAGTTCTTCATGCGACCATGCCTTGCTAGGGGCTTTAACAATCTTGCCTGATTTTTCTTTAATTGCTGGTACTTTTACTGTTAATTTCTTCTTTGCCATATACTTTTCCTCTTCTCTAAATGCCAAGTTAATGGCATATTGTAACTCTTCCCAAGTACCTCTTTGCATCACAACCGTTACGTATTCCTGCCCCCTTTTGATAGTGGCAAACATTTCGTCTAAGGTCTTGGCTTGCCATTTTTGTTGTTTCTTAGTAACAAGTTTGTCTTTACTCATTTCACAATACTCCGCACAAAGGCAATCGCATCATCTAATTTGGGTTCTTTAAGTAATAGGGGTTGTTCGTAATAGGTTTTGTAAAGTTCTTCATACTCATCCAAGTCTGCTACTCTGTTTACAAAAAAAGCCATGTCCTTAGTATTCATGTAGTTTAAATATGCTTGTTCATTAAAGTCGCAATCCACAGAAAGAGTACCGCTATAAATAGGAACAGTGAGACCAGCGTACGCATCAATAAGTTTTTCGGTGACATATCCATCATATATAGAGTTTTCAGGGCATAGGCAAAACTTATACTCAGGCAAAATAGCAAACTTGGATTTGCGTAGGGGATTCCTAAACATATTGCCATATCCATCTACTTGTTTGTATTTTGAAATACTGTTGTATAAGTTAATGCGTAGCCCTTCGGGGTTGTTGGCAATCAAAGCGCAGAACTTATCTTTCGCTTTAATGTCTAGCTTGCGTGGTTGGGTTAGTTGTTTGATAGGTATCAGTTGTTCGTAGCCATGATTGTGCATGTTATCTTGTCGGGGCTTTTGCTCAAAGCCATCCCATGCTAGCCTCGAATACCAAAGAGGTAAACGAAAATTCCTACCGCCATAAGTATCCCAATCAAAAGACAGAGAATGGTTGTAGTTAATAAAACTTGGGCGCATGTTCTCACCGATGTAGGCAAGAGTTTTGTTGGGGTCTGTTTGAGTATGTCCGAAAACCGAAGTAACCACCAAATCAGCGTCGTGTTGATTATTAGTGTAAACCATACCATCGAAGCAAGACCTAAAGAAATAATCGAAGAAGTCTCCATCAAATGCACCCTCCCAAAAGTTAACTACACATATCTTTTTCATTTATTTTCCGTAATGTAAATAAGACTTTAAGTTACCGTTGTTGTCAAAAATGCTTATTGTTCCATCGGTATGCCGTACCATATAACCTACCCTGTTGCCATCTTGTGCATATATGTTTCTAGTTGAATCAGGATTAAAGACAGAGTTCTCAGGGTTAAGTGGTGAGTTGTCAGGATTTAAAGAAGAGTTCTTAGGGTTTAGTTGTATGTTGTCGTAATTCAAGGGGTTAGATTCAACCCCAAGCGTCTGCGCTTTTGGTGTTGTGTGGTGCACTAACATTGTAAGAATGACAGTTCCCATTACCGCTAAGAAAAACTCTTTCATGATTTCCTCACTCGTTTCTTGATAGCTACAATACCTTCTTCTTCAGGTTCGGGGTGTCGGGCTTTTAACATATGGTCAGCCATAGTCCATGCTTCTTTAGCGTCATCAGCCTTGTTAGATAAAATGTTTCCTCGTATAACAATCCCAACCAAAGCAAACATAGCGAAGCAATCCCTCAAATCATTCTCGTTCACAGAGTTCTCCTGATACATGGGTTAACAAGCGAATATCTACAAACGCATTAAGTGCATACTCATGCGCCTCACCAAAGTGCCTCTTGTTCATAGCTATCTCAAACTCTCGTAGGTTTCTTCTAGCCTTAATCAGCAAGTCTGCATAATCAAATACCTCGTTAGCAGTCGCCATAACTTCCTCCCATCCCCGATTCACAATTCAAAGGAAGTGTCTGAGCCCAGTCGGGTCTTGTTCTCATGCACTCTTCAACATACTGCTGGGCTTCTTTAGCCTCTTCTACTGGTGCAATACATGCAATCGCATCATGCACAGTCAATACAACCTTATATCTCTTGGCAATAAGTAGCATCTGCTCTGCGATAACGCATCTTGCAACCGCCTGACAAATGTTCTCTACTACTTTACCTCCGTATATTTTAACAAATCCTTTACGAGTTTTGTATTGAAATTGCTCTTTTCCCTCAGGATCGTAAAACTTTTCTATTGTGTCATATCTTTGCCACAACCCACTAGGTAGTAAAAACCCTTTCCTTCCAGCATCGAACTGAACTGCGCTTACTACTCCAAAGTTAGCGGCACTACCACTAATCATTGCCTCTATACATCTTTGAGCCTGTCTCCATAAAGCTGGGATTTTGTCATAAGTTTCTCGATATACTTGGATAATATGAGCGGCTTCATCCTCCGCAATCTCCACACCGAATGTCTTGAGTTGTACCCCAAATTTCTTTGCCCCCATGCCATAGCCAGCCCCAAGAATTGTTGTCTTACCAACGAACCTCTCTTGTGCCGTAACCTCATTTGCATCCTTGCCATAGATAGCCGAAGCCATGATTTTGTATACATCCTCGCCTTTCTCAAACGCATCAACCAAGTCCTGTTGACCAGCCAACCACGCAACCGTTCTAGCCTCAATCTGTGATGAGTCGCAATCAATAATTACATAGCCTTCAGGGGCTTTCATAGCTTTCTTTAACTTACCGCCGTTAGTGCCACGACTAGGTAGGTTTTGTAGGTTTATCTTGTCGTCTCCGCCCCATCTTCCTGTGTGCGCCGCATAATATCTAATCGGTACTGGTAGTTTTCCTCTGCTTGCGATACCCATGAACCTCTCTGTGCGAGTTTCTTCAAGTGTAGTTTTATTACCAAGTCTAGCGGCAACGAGGGTTTGGACTCTTGGGTCGGGGTGTTCTGCAAGGGCTTTGAACTCCTCATCTGTTTTGGCAAACGCATATGCTTCCTTTCCTGTTCGTGCTGATACCTTCATCGGGGGTACAACCTGCAATGCTTTAAGTAGTTCTGCAAACTTGTTATTGGACATCAGATCATCGAGTGTGGACCCAGACTCTTCAAGAAGTCTTGCCTTTAGATTCTTTACGTTTTCCAAATGCTCAGTCAAAAGCGTGGTATCCAACACAAGCGTAGGTTCTATAAACATCTTTAGCGTTGTGTCTATAACCTTTAACTCCTTTGTTGGGAAAGTTTCAGACAAGATTTTGAATAGGGTATAGGTCAGCTCCACATCGTTCTTGCAGTAGTTTCCATACTGTTCCAATTCATGCGGCATGAAGGCATTACGGCGCTTACCCAAAGCATCTTGAACTTCCGTGCCTTTCTCACCAATCTGATAGCGTTCAGCTAAAGCCTTCAAACTACCGCCAGCCTCTACCCCATGAATAGCACGAGCCATACATAGCGTATCTAGGTAGCCTTTAGCTTTGATGCCAAACTCCCAAGCCATAATCGCACCATCGAATTGAGTGTTGTGTGCCAACAACAAAGAGTTATCCCAATCGTATGACAACAAGTTTTTCTTTATCTCTGAACGAGTACCGGCAAACCATTGAGTAACTTCATCGTCTTTCTTGACCGCAACACCAATTACTTCAAAGCGTTCGTCTCGGACATACTCCTCCGTTGTCATCTTGGACAGACTAAATGCCTTGTCGTAATAGGTCTCAAAGTCTACTGTAATAATGCTCAAGGGTTACTACCTTTCCTAAATAGCTTTTTAAATAGCGAAGGGCTCGATACAGTCTGTGCTGGTAAAACCCTACCGCTTGGGTGAACTGAATTGAACACAGTCGTTTTTCCGCCAGCATTAACAATCACACTACCCGACCCCGAAGACCCCCCTAGGGTCACTCCAGCCAAAGGCATACCTGCTTGGGTCGTAGTTGTCGAGGAAGGATTTAATGTAAGCTGGGCTTCCTCCTTTGGGTCAAGCAGTTCCTCCATAACGGCAGATGTAAACGCTTCTTGTATGTGTTTATTTATCTCTGTCTCCAGTGCTTTAACGTCTTCTTCATCTAGATATGGTTTGTAATGGCTGATTATTTTCCTCCAGCGTGATTCCGCAAAAGGTTTTTCATCATCAAACATAAACTCTTCAGGATTAGTCTTAATCCGTTCCAATAGAATTTCTACACCTCTGTTCATTATTCCTCCAAGAAAGCAATAAAATCGTCAAACTTTGCGCCCTTTTCAATATTCTTTCTGCGTGCATCTTCCTTGCTATGTTTAGATATCAAGATTTTCTTAACGATTAACTTCTTTAAATATGTATGCGTGGTCGCTGGGCTTGCTCGCCAAAAACCCTCAAGAAGATTCATGATAGTAACTTCTCCCGCCTTCCAGCCTTCCATCACATAATCGACAATCAACAAGGACATTGGGTCAACCCCAAATTTATCTTGTGCAACTTTAACTTTACCAATCAACTTATCTGCTTTCATCTCTTCACCTTATAAAAATTTAACCCAGCAATCTTATGGCTATGCACGATTGCTCCTTCATCTAATAACTCTTTTATATACCACCGCCCTGTTTGGTCAGACTTCTCCAGCCATCGGGCAACATCTTTAGCACTAAAGGCATACCGCTTATTCATTATGCGAATCAACTTCGCCTTGCAACCTTCACTCGGTAGGCTTCTCATCACATCTCTCCACCAAAGCGGCATACCCACATATATCTATTAAGTTATCTCTATGTTCGGGGTCGTTGGCAAACCTAGCAACCTTTACCAGCATCATCAAAGCGGCAACATCTTTAGCGTTTAATTCTGCTATTACATCGCCCCCATGCTCATTATGAATAGCCCCACCAGCCGCCATTAAATATGCGTTCCACATCACCGCAATAGTATTTAGGTTTTTAGCTGGGTGTCCATAAGTCTTTTCCCTGTCGCCGTAGATAATGTTATGCGCTTCTTTCAGTATCGTCATCTTCTTCCTCCCCTGTTTCAACCATACCAGCAAAGGGTATTGGTTCTAGTTTTTTACGCTTACCAAAGATAACTTCAAAGTTCTTATCAAACTGTTCTATTGGCACACTCAAAGGTCTTGATGTATCACCCTTACCCCCATCCCTCATACCAACTCCTTCCTAGCATCGTTATACACCGCATCATATTTTTCTTGCAGTGCGTGCATCGCATCTTGTATGGCATCTAGCTTTGTTACATGATGGGCTTTCTCAAACTCAGGTGTAAATCCCACACTAGCTTCGCCTTTAACATCACTCCAACTAACGACCGCAATCTTCATCTTTCTTCCCCTTTAACAAGTCAAACACTATGCCAGCAAAGACTGTGCCCCTGCCTTCTTTTATCTCAATCAACATCAACTTCAAACTACCTATACCGCTCTCGTCAACTAGCACCGCATAACCGCCGTTCAAGGCTATGTTATTTAAGTTCTTCGTTTGTAGTGCCGTAGGCTTGCCACCATCCGCTTTACACTCGATACCAATAAACTTACCGCCCATACAAGCCACAATGTCGGGCACTCCACTAGCACCATAACCACCAGTAACAGGATAAAAATAGTAAGCACCATATTCTTTCAGTAGTTTTACTACCTTATCCTTCACTTTCTTTTCGGGTGTTGTCAATTTGTTCGTGCTCCTCTTTAGTTAAATATACAGATACATGCCAGTCGCTAATCTTCCTACCAAACTGGGTCGGCTCGATTTTATTAACAGGTGTTAACTTAAGAAAGGCAATTTTTTCTTGAACTGATAGGGGGAGGGTGTCCACACTTACTTGTTTGTATTGCCCGAAATTTTTGCCAAGCAGAGAAGCTATCCGTTCTCCCTCGTTTTCTATTATTGATAGAATTAGTTTTTGCATTGTTCTTCATCCTCACTACCTCCTAATATATAGAACAATTATAGAAATGTCAAGTATTTAAATCTTGGGGATAACCCTCGACCCAAAACTCATTGTCACTAACCTTGAACCCCACATTCGCTACAAAAGAATGGCTCTCCATCATGCGTAGCATGGCTATGTTTTGCTGGGTTTCAGGGGGTATCTCGTCTGCACTATTAAACAACTTAGCTACTGTGCGACCAGCATCTATACCTACCTTGCTAATAAACACCGACTCATCAGGGTTAATAAAGGCATGGCAATAATCTGTAAAGTTCTTTTCCTGTCTTTCTTGTTGCTCCAGATATGCTGGTATCAAAGAGTCATAGATTGTTTTCATGGTGTCATCAACTGGCGCAACTCCCAATTCTTTTAGCTTTACAAATATTTTGTTCACGCTTCCGTCAGGCAGTTTGTAGTGCAACTCCCTCAACTCCTTTGTTGGCTGGGCTTTCCATGAACTCAACCTATCTTCTGCCATTCGCTTACTCTTATTAGCTATCTCATGAGCAGACCAAGGTTTGATGTAGTCCTTCATGAACTTGAGCATCTTCTTTAAGTCTTTGGTGCTTCTCGTATGGTATTCATCGTTGTATTGTGCATACTTGTCGTTCTCAATAAGCCGAGATTCTATGGTAAATGTAGGCACTTCATCGTTTATTTTTATATACAGCATGGCAACCATGTTGCTAGCGTTCCACCGATCAGTAGGGAATCGGCTATCTACAAACCCAACCGCACATCCGTTATCGTTAGGGTAAACATTGATAGGGAATTTACTTACTTGGTGTTTCCTAAACTCTACAACTAAGTCTTGCAACTGCTGGTATTTCACTTGCTCTAGGTTTTTAATATCTAACATCTCACTCTCCTTGTTCTAATACTGGTTTAGCTTTACTGGTATCAAAATCTGTTTCTATAAATCGCACTACACTTGGGCACTCCAACTCATAGTCATCATCGTTCCACCATTCTTCTTCGTGGTCATCATGTTCTTCACCGACCCTCGCTAGCTTGGCTTTGTAGTCATTGTCAAAGTTATCTGCCATATCTAGTAAGTCAGTCAGTCCAGCAACCGAGTCCTCATACCACTTCCAATGATTGTGGTGAAAATGCAACCGCCCTCTGCCGTTATCGTCTTTGTAGTCCTCTATCCACATATACCGCATGAAGTCCTTAAATATGTCCCGACCATCAACCTTCATCAGGGCAACGAACTCCTCAACATCTTTTACCTGTATGCAGAAAGATACATCGCTTCTATACCCCATCTTCGCCCTCCTTTATTTTCCTTAACAACCCTATCAAATCAAACTCATCTAAGTAACCCCAAGGGTCGCCATCCCAATCGGTTTTATCTCCATCCGTTAGGTATGCTTCGTATGGATGGGTTTCGTCTGTATAAAAGTTTGACCCACTAACCACACTTACCCTACATCCATTAGGAAATTTAAAAATGGTATGCCAAGCATCTTTATAGTCATCTAGCACCGATGAGTTCGCTATATGGTGGGGTTCGTCTTTTACAACAAACTCCTTAAACACATGCTTCGCTAGCATACATCCCCCTTAGAACATAGATAAAATATCGTCAACCTTAGACTTGACATCCAACCGCAAGTCATCATCTTCTCGCAAGGATTTAGCATCCACATGGAGTAGCGCACTCTCTAACTTCTTTCTAGCTTGTTCTAGTCTTGAGTCGTTGGTTACATTCAGCTTAGTTAGTAACTCGCACAAGTCAACCGCATTGCCAACCAATGAATCTCTGAACACTTGCTTTTCCTCGCCCGCCAGCTTCTCACTCATCTTGCCTAAGCAATCGTGTAGCCTATCCCAAGCATCTTTCATCGCATCATTTAGCTTCTGTGTATAGAAGTTTTGGTATTGTTCTTCGAGTTCAGTCTTATACATATCACTAACATCAACCCTGAAGTCTCCAGCATTGGGAACGGGAAGGAACACATACTTGAACTTGAACTTATCTACTAGCCTGTGGGCATCAGGGTAATCATCACTACTAAACAAATCGCCCAACTGGAAAGCGGCTGCCGACACAAGTGTTGGATAATCTTCTAGGAACTCTGCCACCGCCTGATTGAACTGCGCCTCGTAATCGCCTAGCGTAGCTTTGTAGTCAAAGAAGTTTGCCATAGGCAACAACCTACTACCACCATCTGACCAAGGCAAAGTCTGCTCGTAATGCCAAGTCCGAATCTTGGACACAATCTTTTGGATTTCTTCCAGCTTTTGCGTGCCAGCTAATAATTTTTTATGATAGTTTCCAGCCCTCGCTTGAGTGCCTTTGCTAGCATCAATCTCCTCGGATACTTTCTTATCCATCTTACGACCTGTCCACATAGAAATGTTTAGGTCAACCAACATAGAACTATTCTGAATCATGGTAATACTCCTCACTTGTTAACATCTGTTAATAAATTAGTCCATCAGCTTCTTAAATGCTTCTGCTTCTCTGCATGTCTTGTGCTCTGATACAACCCTATACTTCTGTGTGTTTTTGTTCCACTCTAGTATCTGCCACCTTCCTTTCGCTTTCATATGTATCGGTTTATCAAACCTTTCTATATACTGCATCTCATCTTCCAACACCTTCAACGCTTCATTAATTATCTGACTGCAAGTCAGTAGCGGGTTTGCCATCATTCCTCCGTTGCTTGCATCAACTTAATCATGGCTAGGGCTTCTCGTCTGTGCTTGATCTTCTTAGCCACACGCTTATTGAACTTCCATATCTCATACCGCCCTCGCCTTACATACACCAACTGCACCATGTTTAATGCCCACTTCCCATACGCATCTTCAAAGATAGAACCTAGTAACTGCTCTCTTGTATTTCGCATTGCATTTGCTAGCGCACTTGTATACTCCCTACCTTTTTGGTTTAGCACCTCATCTTCTAGCGTCATTATCATCTCATAGTTTGCCATCATTGCACCTTAACTGTTTTACCTACCTCGCTAACTACATCAGTAGTGATACCCCACAATGTAGGGCAACCCCACTCACCCCAACCGCTTACATAACCATCGGTTAAGATGATTGCACACTCAGGTTTCAATTTGTGATCCGCAATATATCTAGGGATACACGCTGGGTCTGTGCCACCACCACCTCTAGGTTTAGTAGTAGATAGTAGATTCTCTAGCTGGTCTTGGTCATACTTCTCATGCTGACATACCTCAGTATCCCAATACAACAGGTCAATACCTTCGGGCTTAACTCTCTCGCAGATACTCTTAACCTCACCCAAGAACTGACCAATCTCCTCCGCACCGATAGAGCCTGACATATCAATCGCTACAACTATGCGACCAACCGATTCACCGATAAGACTAGGCATATAAACATCTTGGTCAATCCACCTACGACTAGGTCTGCGCCAAGTAGACTCATCCTTGTCTGCACAAAAAGAATTGACGAACTCTCTCAACGCTTCACGCCAATCAACTTTGGGCGTAAGAGCATCCATAACTTCTCTATCTACATTGCCTTTCATCTTGCCAGCAAGAATCGCACCTTGTCGTAACGCTTGGTCAATATCCCTAGCTAGCTTCTCTCGTTCCTCGTTAGTCATACCCTCGGCTGACTTCCAATCATGGTCATCAAATCCACCCATGCCCTCACCATCTTCAACAGGCACATCCCTACCTTCCTGATCTCCGACAGTCTTAACATGAACTGAACCCTTGTCATACTGCTTCTTCAAATCACGATACACCGCACCTGAATCCATGCCCTTGTATTTTGGGTCAAGCAATCCACTCTCAGGTAACGCAACCTCAATCATGTTCGGGTCTGAATCCACAATCATTTGGTTAATCACATAGTCGCATGCCATGTTCGCCAACTGTGCGTGTTCCTTGTAAAGATGTTTCCATACAGTAGTATGTCTGAAAGCCTTATGTAGATTCTCGTGCAGTATCACACCCTTTAGCTCAGTATCTTTTAGCTTGTCCACGAACCCACGACCATACCAAGTGTTACGACCATCTGTGCAAGCAGTCGGCACTTCATCATCAATACTTGTATTACCCACCATGAATACACCTGAATACAAACAATACTTGGGGTTCTTCATTAGCCATACATGGGATTTCTGAACTCGTTGTTCAGCTTGTAACTTAGCCATTTTTGTTTTTCCTTTCGTTGTCGTTCCATTCTTTTACAAAACTTAGCCCAGTAGTAGCACCTGCGTAGTAAATATCAAACAACAATTCGTCATGTTCAATACCTTCCTCGTATAGCATTTGCTCATACTCTTGGCTTACAACTGAATTAAAAGCGTTTAAAACTAAATCTACTTGTTCTTCTTTATCCACCGACACTCTCCTTATTAACTGCTGTTAATAACTTCTCAAATGCTGGGTCTATTGGGGTAAGACAATCTCTGTGCCTTATGGTGTTAATAGTTCCATCAAACACTTGAACCAATGGGAACTTACCGCCATCTCCCATATAGTCCTCAATCAATATCCTACCCGCTTGCCCCTCAGGAAGTAATACCCAATCGCCCTTCTTTAGAATAGCCATTGGTTCTTCAGCGCCCAGTCTTTGAAGTCGCTATTCATTACACAGAACGCTTGCTTTGTAGACTTCATCACGCTTGTAGCAAACAGGGCTTGCCACTCCATATCCATACGCTTACTGTATGTCAACCACTTA